AATCCCTGTTAGGTATGGGAGCATACACGTATGCGGCGCGGAACAATGTGATTGGCTTCATCAATCAACCTGCACCGAACACCATCACAATCGCACCCGGTAGCACATCACAAAGCATCGAACTGTATCTCGGTGCTACAGGTCTAACAGCCTCCACAAGCGGTCTCACAGCCCGATACAACCGCACACGCACTGCATCTGTAAGCATTTCTCTAGTAGCCCGTACCATCGCACAAGCGTGGACATCTGGTGGCTTTGCCGAGGTTGACGCAACCAACATGCCGGGCGTGTATCGCTTAGACCTCCCGGATGCCGCACTGGCTGCTGGTGCTGATGATGTGACTATCGTGGTGCGTGGTGCAAGCGGTACTAACGGTGCGGTAATGACGGTCAAACTGAGCAGTGGTGGCTTGACGGAAGCACAGACGGCGGCGGCGGTGTGGGATGAGGCAAGGACAAGCCATACGACAGCCGGTACTTTCGGGCAGTATGTCAATGCCGAACTTGTGACCCCGGTTACCTCTGCCGCTCTGGTACGCATGGGGCCGTTTGAAGTTAGGGCGGATGGCTTAGGGGCATCGGATCCGCTTGATATTCAGAAGGGCGCACAGCACGGCATCGATATCCAGTGTGTAGACAACAACGGCGCAGGAATCGACATCACGAGTGCAACGGTTACGGCTAAGGTCTACAACAGCGGTGCAACGCTGGTTGACACTTACTCCTGTACGGCAACCTACGCAGCTGATGGACGTGCTACCTTCACCATTGACACAACGGTTACCAACACTCCAGGCACTTACACTGCAACGATTACACGCACAACGGGTGCAAGCGATACGCAGATATTTGGACCACTGCGTATCTATGTGAGGGATATCTAATGGCATTGATTTATGATTTGACTGAAGACCCTCAGCAGGTCGTGCAAGTCTCCGCATGGGTCGGAGACTGGCACTCCTACGTTGTCCGCTTGGTGGACGAACTGGGAAGCCCGGTAGACATCACGACCGGTACACTTGGTGCTACCTTCACCAACATTGCTACGGGGGCGGCTTATACCTTTCCATCTGGATCCGTTACCTTGACAAAGCAGTACAGCGCACAAGGCATTCTGAGCGTTCTCAACCCTGCGGCTTACGGTACAGCGGCAGACATCAGGCTAACGATATCCTTCACGGTTAGCACCACGGTACGGCGCTTTGGGCCTTTACAGATTCAGGTGCTGGCACCATGAGTGTAACAGTATCCCTCAAGACTACGTCCCTAGACCGCTACAAGGCGAATCTAGGCAAGATTACTGTGGTAGTTGGCACGATGGCGGCACAAGTAGAAGGCAACGCTAAAGACTCTATATTGACATCGTCTGGTAAATACAAAGAGCGTGTCAGTGGCTTGAATAAAGATATAAAAACGTACTCAAGTCCACCCGGCACTCCACCAAACACCGACACAGGTAATCTCGCAAATAGCATCGGTCATAGGATGATAGGCAAGACTAAAGCTGAAATCACCGCTGGTAAAAAGGGTGCTAATGCTACAGCAGATGCCAAGTACGCGGTTGCCCTAGAACTTGGATGGACATCGAAGGGCGGTAATACAGTACCTGCAAGGCCATTCATGGAACCGGCTCTAATGAAGGTCAAGCCAGCATTTATCAAAGCACTCAGTCTGGTTTTGAAAGGTAAGTAATGGCATTTGAACCGGCAGTGATTGAGCAATGGATATATGAGACCCTGAGCGGCGATACTACGCTCTTGGGTTTACTTGCCGTTGACAATAAGCCTGATGGCTATCAGATGGGCATCTATAACACCGTAGCGCCACAGACTGATCCGGTATCACGCCGACCGGTGCAGGTGCCCTACGTTGTGTTTAGCAGAGCTGGTGCCAGCGGTGAAGACGAAGACACCATGTGCGGCGCTCGTGTTTTTACTTACCCTAACTACCGGATAACTGTGTGGGATACTGAAAGCGGAGCGATGAGTATGGCGAGAATACAAACCATAATGAATCGCATCGATACACTTTTGGATAATCAGACGGTGACAACCACGACCCCACGGCTCTATGTCCGCAGGACTTCAACGGATCAAACCTTTGTACTATCTGATGGTGGCAGGACGGATTACGGGGTGACAGCGGTCTATCGCTGCTTGACCCAGCAGTAGGAGTAGACACAATGCCTTTTACAAAATCGTTCGGTTTGGTCGGTGAAAACTGTACCGTAACTATTGCCTTTGGTGGTTTTCAAGATGGTGCGCCTTCAGCATTTACCGCTAACACGTACACCTGTTTGGCCAAGTCGGTGCGTACATCTACAAGTGTAGATACCGCTGATGTGTCGGCACTTTGCGACACTACGAAGAAGATGCAGGTTACCAAAGCAAGCGGCTCGGTTGAGATTGAGTTGCTGGTAGACGGTACACAACAGGCTGACGGTTCCCCGGTCTTCTTCAATAAAGAAGGCTATTACTGCCAGATCGTAGTTACTCCAGGCGCTCTTTCCGCAAAGACTTTTGTAGGTGTTGTAACCGCTACCGGTATCAGCATTGCAGCTGGTGAAGCGGTATCCGAGACAGCGACAATCATGCTTGGTGCTAACGGTGTTGCTACCGCTTGGACATCCGCATAATGGGTATCAAGGCCATCAAGGCGGTTGAGCCAGAAGCCAATCACGGGATTCTAGATGTTGACTTGAGCGAGTGGGCTGGTGAGGGAGCGGTTGTCCGCTTCCGTCAACCCAAGGCGGCAGACATCTTCCCGGATGGTACAGCGCTCAAAGCGTTGCAGATTTCCTACCCTGAAATGACACAGGGGCTACTGGTCAACCTGTCCATCATTGCTAAGTGTTACGTGGCAGATATGGATGACCCCGGCGATGTTGCTCCTATCCGTGCGCTTGCTGACCTTAGCCGTTCTAACCGGTTTGCGTTCTTTCATATCTACGAGCAGTTTGTAGATAAGTTTCTGATTACCGATGTCGTTGCTAAGGTTGAAGAAGCAAAAAACGACTAACCGGTGCGGGAGCGATTGTTGCGTATTACTGCATCAAGTTCCTGCACCGCCACCCATCAGAGGTGGATTTGACGATTGATCAGATATGCGAGGTTGCGGTGATTGGTCAAGACCTCGAAAAGCAAGAGGTTAATATGGCTAAAGCCATGCGGGGCATACTATGACAATCGCAGAACTCGTGGTCAAGCTTGGCGTTACTGGGCAAGGGCAATTGCAAGCGTCCCTTGACAAAACCAAGACGGGGCTAAATCAAATAGCAACCAGTGCTAAGTCTGCCGGTAGTGCCATTACAGCGGGTGTCGGAACTGGACTAGCGGCAGTTACTGCTGCTGGTGCTGTTGGTCTTGGCTTACTCGGCAAGTCAGCATTTGATTCTGCTGTTGCTTTTGAATCACTGAGCGCACGGCTTACCGCTATTACTGGTAGCGGTAAACGTGCCGCAGAAGTACTTGACACCGTTCGTAAGGTTGCAGAGCCTTCACCGTTCACCTTTGACCAGTTGGCTACAGCGGCAACCCAACTGGAAGCGTTCGGACTAAAGACGGAAGCGATCCTGCCACGGCTTGCCAACTTAGGAGCGGCGTTCGGAGCCAGCGACGAAAACCTGAAAAGCCTTGTAAACCTTTTCGGTCGGCTAGCTGGTGGTAACTTCCCGGACATCGAGCAGCTATCAGCCTTTGGTTTATCCAAATCAATGTTTGCAGCTGAAGGCATCAAGTTTGATGCTGGTGGCTCTTTGGTGTCAAGCGCCAGAGAAACCTTTGATGCATTGAATCGCATCATCGATACCAAGTACTCAGCCATCATGGACAAGATGGCGGGTACAACTGAAACGAAACTAGCAACCCTAACCGACAAGTGGGAGGGTGCTTTGCGTATAATCGGCGGTAAGTTGATTACTATCCTTACGCCGTTCATTGAGTACGCTTCTACTTTCATCGACAAGATAACCAGTAGTGGTGCGCTTGATATGCTAGTAGACCGCTTCATGCTACCGATGACCGGCATGGCTAAGGCGTTTTCTAGTGGTGATATGCAATCCGGGCTTGATAAGTTACTTGCTACCGTTGCGGCTTTTATTGCATCGGTACCGACTATTCTTCAGTCTACGTTTGAGAATATAGGCAGGTTGTTTCAGAACATCTTTGCCAACATTCAAAAGTACATGGCTGAAAATAAACCGGGCGGAATGCTTGGCTATTACAACGCATCACAGAATCTTGATATTCAAAAGTTATTCGGACGCATTACGCAAGAAGAATTTGCAAAGCGTCAAGCTGCTTTAGATCGAGAATATGGTATCGGTGCGCCTACTGATTTGATGCAAGGCGTAGACTTTGGGAAAGTCTTTACGGATACTCAAAAGTTCGTAGGTGACATTGTTGGCAAGATGAAAGATACCAACTTGCCAAAGACGGCCACGGAAGCAGTTAAGCCAAGGGGTCCGGTCGGTAACATCGCTGACACAGCCAAAGCCACAGCAGGTGAAACTGACGATTTACTACTACGCATTGCAACTAACACCAAAGACACAGCTGAAGCCTTGAACCTACGGCGTGAAACTTTAGGCGGTGGGGCGATGGGCGCGATAGGCCTAACAGGTGCCGAGGTTGGAGCCGTGAACGCTTCCTACGGTAGGTTTGGTAACGGCTTGATTCCAGCGGGTACAGACTTGGAAAGAGCGATGCGTAGACTCATCCGGGATGAGGGACGGCGCAACGGGCAACCCGGAATAATGGGGCGTTTCTAATGGCTAACATCCATCCGCTGAAGGTCGAGTTTGATGTAGTTGAGCCGCGCCCGCAGTTCGGTCGTTTGATGGCTCCACTGGACGGTACCAAGGTTGACCTAACAAACTCTAACAACATCTGGCAAGACCCTGCCACACTAACGATGATGCTTGCCCCGCTACCGGTTACGCCTGCATGGTCTACAACCTACAGCGGATCGTATGCGCGGTTTCAAAAGACTGACTACACACTAACCACTGCCGCCAAGTGGAAGCAGATGCAGATTAGGGCATCGGGTGATTACTACCTACAATCCTTGGATGTTACTGAACGGGCAACGCTTACAACGGCATGGAGTAACAATCAACCGGCTTACCTTAGCCTGTACGTTCCTGGACTCAAGGACACCGACAAGAGCATCATTCTAAAGGCTGGCTGGGGTGTTGGTAGCGCTGGAAGCGTCGAGGTATGGTTTGCCGCTAACGGTTCCGCTCAAGTGTATAAGTCTGGGGTACTGGTTGGAAGTTATGACCGGGGAGACGCTAACATCGCTCCTGCGGTAGGCACCACTGCAAGTAAATCAAGCCGCTCTGATTTCATCTCTATTATGATGATTCCCGCTAGACGGCGTGAGCTGATTGTAGCAACATCAAACGGGACACACTTTAGCCATGTTTTTGAAGACCTAAGCCCAGCTCTAAACAATGTCATCGTCCCGGCCGCAACGTTCTCTTGGTTGGTGCCATCTGGTCAAGCCACGGTGCAGCTTGCTAAGTGTGCCTTTGAAACCAGCGGTTATGTGCTATCTCAAATCAAGAGTCTAAGATACCCGCCTCCAACCGGTGCTGTATTTAGTGGCACTTTTGCCGGTGACGCTATTGGTGTAGGTGCTAATACTTACACTGGCTCAGTGGTCAAAGCAGACGGCACAGCATACACGCCTAACGGTGTCATCAAAGATGTACGGGCAAAGGTTGCCCTAACAGGCCCCGGTACCGGCACCTTTGGTCTTTACACGGTTGAGATGCTTTATGATGCCGCTGTTGGTGCTACCTACGATGGCACGGTAGACGTTACGCAGTACATCCAGAGTCTTAGCCTGGCGGTTGATGAAGACGGCAAAGCCACCTGTACCATTGGCGCTATCGCAAAGTCATTGATAGATGCCGGTGTGCAAAAACCTAACGTGACATCCGACCGACCGGTAAGGATTGCTCTTGGTGATAACGCTACACCGACACCAACTTATCAAGACATATTCCGCGGTACGCTTCAACCTCCTAAGATTCAGTTTCTAGACCGTGACACAACAGCCAACTGGGCAACTTATGTCTACACCGGAACGGATCGTAGCGGTGACTTTGAACTGGCTTGGATTGTTGAATCCTATCCGTATGATGGCATTACGGCTGGCAATGCGATTCTTGACCTCATGAAAATCGCTGGCTACGATGATGCGGTTTCCCCTTACTTTGGTGGTGACTTCCCCGATCAAGAACTGCCGTACACGACGAACATTTCCAAGGGGCAGTACAGCCTTGCACCTGACTACGGCGATAATGTCAAATCGTATCTAGACAAAATCAAGCAAGAATATTACGCCACTTGGATAACTGGGTGGATGCCGACCGCATCGGGTTATTTCTACCAGTGGCTCAATGTGAACGCGGCTAGCACGGCATCTACGATGACGCTCTACCAGAGCATAGCCAACGCAACCACGGCGGGAGTGGCTGAAGAGCTACGCCCACAAAGGGTGATTCGTAGCCTCAACTCATACAACGAAGAACCGGAATGTACACAGGTTACAGTCATCGGTCAAGACCCTAACACGGGAATCTTTATCCCTTACACGCAGATAAATGCAGCGGCTGAGATTGCTAACACCGCACCGGCATCAAGACCAAGGAGTTGGCGCGGCAGACCGGTATGCTACCAGTATCGTGACCCTGCGCTGAACACCTTAGATGCAGTGACGGCAGCCTGCTTGATGCTCTATACACGCTTGACTACTGGGCGCACCATCATCGAGTTTGACGCTACATTCTTGGTTTACAACGTTTCAAACCGTCCCGTCTGGCTTGGTGATGTCATCAAGCTGATGGACACAGACGGTACAAGCGTACTCGGCAACTACAGGATTATTGCCATCCCTCAGATTGAGTTCGTGCAAGAGAACACACCCGGATCCAGTTCGTTATTCAATGTACGGCGGGCATCTTACCGCGCGGTCTATGTGAGCGCAGGGACTTAGGTATGCCATACATAGACGGCACTAGAACATCGACGCTCACCATGAGCCATACCCAGAATGTATTGGTTAGAATCTGGAATCCTTTTGCTACTCAACCGCTTGAACCTGATTACGATACTCACTTTACAAACTTTACCTTTGGTGGGCATCTAGGGTTTAGCGCATCACTTGCCATCGCTACCAGCGTGGTTGCGCCTTCCCCTGGCTCGGCTTGGACTTGGGAGCTTAGGGCAAATATCACGGTCAACAACGGACACGGTTCAAGCAATACTTCTTATGTCGTTTTGACATCAGGAAGCGAAACGGGCGGCACTACATACCGGGATGTTAGCCAAACAGTAGCAGGTACCTTTAGCGCTTCAGTATCAACTGATAAACTTTGGGATATTGCCGAGGCTGCCTTTTCCTCTTCCAGCGCACCAACGCAGTTCCCAAGCCTAACCTCTTACACTTGGTATGAACGCACCACCACGAACGCTACAGCGGCTTGTAGCCTATCTGCTGGCGGTGGCTCTGTTGCGGTGTCAGCTGCGGCATCATCTAGGCAGACGGCTAACTACACGGCTACGCTAAGTGCATCCGGCTTTTCCTCTGGTGATGTCCGGCACGACTTTGCGGTATCGCTGGTTAAGGTCAATGCCGTTACCGTGCATGACATTACGCACGCCCACACCTTCCACAACCAGAGCGCCACGGAATGGAGCCTAAGCCTTTTAGGTGAGACTGACGGCTTTGGCATAGTTACATCTGCTACCGGAACAATCAGCACGTCATCTTGTCTGGATCGTGCCGTTTCCATTGTCGGCAGGATACGTGCTTGGGAGGGTGCATACCCAGATAACCTTGATGTTTTCGTTACCGGCTATGACGGCGGCACCCGTACGGTTATAAGCTCAGGTGGCTCATACGGTGGTCAGGATACCTTTGTAAACTACAGCACGACAACGGTTCTAACCGACCCAACTTATGGTAGCAACACCCTAACAACCAGCCTGAACGATGTACCGGAGTGGATAAGCGCGCAGCTCTCAAGCCTTGGTCTTATTGCTAACGGTGACTATTCAGCAGATACCCGCGTACTCTTTCGTGGCTTCCGGTTCAACGGCTGGAGCATAGCAGAAACAAACAACCGTTCTGTAGGCCTTACAGGTAACGACCGGCTTTATGCACCGTATGAAGGGATGAGCGGATACCGGTATCTTGCCATACAGATAAAAGCACAAAGCGGCACCAACCAGAGCGGCTACATCGAACTGACCGATTACCACGGCAACCTGAAAAGGTGGCAGGTTGTGGCACCTACGACCTCATACAGCACGGTAACCCTTGACCTATGCAGCCCTGATGTCTGGAGCCTTGGAGCCTTGCCGGCAACTGAAGACAAAGACAATCCCTACCCGCGCAAGAACACAGCATCAAGCAGCTACGCTGGAAGCGAAAGCGTAGACACGGCTTACTGGGGTATCACTTCATGTCAACGGCTAAGGGTATCTAGCGGATCTATTGACATAGGTACAACCACGCTCAAGTACACAAACACGGATTCAACCTATGTGCCGGATACCTTCACGGCTCAGTTTGAGCGCATCACACCGGCAATCGTTGCTGAGGTAGACACGACCACCTACTACTACGGTAGGAGATTCTGGCAACAAGACAGGGATGGCCGCACGGAAGAGGAGTCCGATGTTTGGTGGCAGAAGACGGTTGGCGGTGCTACCGGCGTTACATCGTACAGCGTTGACCCGGTAACCATCAGCGAGCTGGCAGGGCAGATAAACGCCTCCGATAATAGCATTGTTCGGCATCCCGGCTGGACTGCAACCAACAGCGTAGCCTACCCGGCTGGTGCTACTTGCTCAGTATCTCAACCACCATTGCGGGATTGTTTCCTCAACGGCGTTACGGGCTATTCGACTTGGCTAAGGGGCGGCGGTATCCTTGCCACGCCACACGCTACAACCGGCACAGACTTTGCTTACGGGCATCAGCTACCGGCAGGTACGATTACAGCCCAGACCCTCTTTGATCGTATCAATGGGAACTTTCCTCCTGACCTACCCGACCCGTTCGATATCAACGGTGGCACTGAAGCCGGGCTATATCTAGCCGGTGGCTCGTTGCTCCGGGGCATCGCTCACGGTGCCATCTTGGACAGCGCAGGAGACCCGGCGGCAACTGGTACGGTTGACCTGCTACTAACAACCACGAGCGCAAACCGTGGTACAGATTCCACGCTAGATGCTGAGGGGCGTTATTACACCAGCACTCCCTGGGGGCTTGGTGAAAGCAACCACGATGCCATCAGCGGTACAGGCAACATTGGTATAGATCCGCTTCACACCAGCCACCGCTTCCGTAGTTGGTTCAGGAGCTTGACAGCGGCGGGTGGTTGCATGGCGGTAGATGTAGCCAAGAATCAAAGGCTATGCTATGCAAACGTAGAAAGCCATACCGTAGTACTTCACTTTGCGGATGGGCCTAACGGCACCAACATCGTGGATGTTACGACATCGATAACCGAGGTTGACTGTGTGGCTATTGCCTACGATCCGACAAGCGCAGTAGGCCGTTTGTACATCTTGGTAGAGAATCAATCCGGCGGCGGGGTGTCATCGTACTACACCGACAACGAAGGGGGAACCGTATCCGTGGCAACAGTAGTGAGCGCAACAGGTAATCATGTCAGCGTTGGTATCAACCCAATGGGCAAAAGAATCGTAGCCTTCCGGAATACCGGCAATGACTTGCACCGGGTCATCTACGATCCGCAAGGTAACGTCATTACGGCATCTAGTGCAGTGGTGGCAAGCGGGGTAGCAAACGACCAGACGGCGATTGCTTGGCGGCTTGGTAGATGGTTCCTCTACTATCACGACACGAGCGGCGGTATCACGCAGCTGGTTAGTGTGGATGATGGCGAAACTTTCGCCTAAAGGAAAAGGGGTGCTGGGCAGTTTGTGAAAACAGCTTGGGAGTTAGCCTGCCCAGCGGGTGTCGGGAGATAAGTTCGACAAGGAGAATATACCACCATGACAAGACCCATTGCATTACGTGCCGCTAAGGAAGCCCTAGATAATGTTGGTGTACAGGAGACCGGAGGCAACAGGGGCAAGGCAGTAGAAGTCTATCAAGCGTCAACGGTTCCACCTGTCCCACCCGGTAGCCCTTGGTGTGCTGCCTTTGTGGTCTACAGGCTGAGGAATGCCGCTCATGACCTAGCCCTAAGCATCCCCCTAGACTGGCCACGCTCGGCATACTGTCCCGATCATGGCAACTGGGCAAGGCGTACAAAGAACTGGCTATCGGTCAAGGATGCCGAAGCAGACCCTACCAAGGTGCGTATCGGTGATTTGATATGCTTCTGGTTTGCACCTTTGAACAGGCTTGCCCACATCGGCATTGTAATCGGCGTATTCCCTTGGGGAGTCAAGACCGTTGAAGGCAACACAAGCCCAGAGATGGAAGACGAAGATAAGCCAGAGCGGGAGGGTGACGGGGTTTACCGCAAAGCCAGAGCATGGCGCGAGCTCGGCAGCAACGGCGGCTTTGTAAGCATAGACTGGTAGACGAAAAAAGACCCGACTTTTTAGATCGGGTCTTTCCTCATCAGTTCCAGCATCCAGTTGTTGTTTTTGGTTTCCCTTGCGGGTGCTAGGATTATACCCTACGGCATCAACTGGCTTGCCATCTCGCCGATCCACTGGCGAATCTGCCAGTCAGAAGGAGCGCCCAAGGTGAACTGGTCAACATCAATGTGGATGTCAACACCGCCGCTGCTGTAGACCACGTTCAACAGGTTGCCCTTGCAGGTGGTGAACCAAACCATCCGGCTGATGTCGTGAAGAGTGCAGCGCAAAGAGCGCTGATATTGCCATGCTCCGAGTTCCTCATTCCATGCGCTGGAAAAGTCAAGTTCGATTGTTTCAAAGGTTGTGTGACCGTGCCGTAGCACGTTCTCCAACCGCTCCATCGTGTACACGTCATCTGCTACTGTCATCTATTATCTCCCTGTGGTGTATAACCACACCCGGAATATACACCGGATGTGGATAGTTGTCAAACTGTTTTTATCGTTACCGATTCGGTAGCCGGGATTATCTCAAGCCCTGGCGCGTGGATCGTGGCAAAGTCGCTGAGCTTGCTAACCAGCACAGTGTGCTTTGTCTTGACCGCTTCAGGGTTATGCTCCATCAGCCATGCTACGGTTTCTTCTTCCTCTACTACCTTGACACGCTCGGCAACTGTCCGGAAGGAAACCGTGCCATAAGGACACGTCCACGTCTTGACCTTCAAGGAGCCGTCGGCTTTGCGTGGCAGTTGGCTTAGTGCGTAGTCTTGCAGCTGGGCGTTGTATCGCGCTTCCAGCCAGTCAAGCCGGGCCTGATGCTTTGCAACCATCTTGCGGGTGTTCTCTACGATCGCATCCATCTTGGCTTTCTCAGCCTGTAGGGTTGCCTCGATGTCCATGCGCTTCCGCATCACCAGGAGCGCAAGGTCTTCCGGTGATTCGTTGCCTGTTATCCAGCCTGACATCGGACCGGCATACTCGCCGGTCTCCTCGTCCCACAGCTCGCCATCTACTAAGTGATATCCCATTATCTATTTCCTCCCAGTGGTCTAGCCTTCAGTGGCTGGTCAATAACGATGTTGCCCTGTGGGCCTCTACGGTAGTCATCACGAGGCGCTACCGCTAAGTTTGCATCATCATCCTCATCGGCACTTATTGCCAGCAGAGCGGACACGCTATATCGGCGGCCATACGTCAGCGCAGAGCCTAAGCCGTGAGCGTCAGGCTTGGTTACCGGGATGGTTGCTGTCGTGCTGATCCATTCACCGGATGCATGAATGATGCGGCTCTCTACAGTAATCGCTGTGACCTTGCCATCTGTGACGTGGGTTTCCGTGGTGCCTTGGGTTAGCATCAGGTCGCTCGCCGTAAGGATAGGGCGCAGAGCGTCCAAGATAGAATCCAAGGTGACATACTTGGACTTGAAGGCAGGGTTAGTACCCTCCTTGCTGATGCTTTGCATACGGCTTTGTGCCTTGATGAGTGAAGGGGCAATAGCCCCTATGTTTTCGCTACTAGTCATTCTTTATCTCCCGTGGTGTCTGGGTCAGTGATGCTGATCCAAACGGTGCAATCATTGAACTTGATTAGGTTGCCTTCAATGAAAAACTTACTGTTCTTGTCACGCTCGTAAATGAGCCAGTCTTGGGCTTCATCTAACGTGAGCTCGTGCCAATCTTTTAGCCCGTGAGCCTTGATGGTCTTGCCTTGTTCATCGGCAATCTCTACCATCTCGTAGGCCTGTTGGAAAAGTGTCATTACTTATCTCCCGTTACGTGGTTGGATGCATCCGCGTTGTAGTCATCTGGATCTGCAATCTTGATGCAGACATCGCCCATACCAAAGATGACCACATCGTCTTCTACCCGGATATCTTCGTCTTCACACTCGTTGATTGCGTCGATGGCTTCGTTAAGGTCGATGTCGTGCAAGCCTGAAGGACTGCTGAGCTGAAGGCCCATGCCTTCTTCGATTGCCCACTTGACTGTTGCGATTGCTGATGTCTTCATTTACTTATCTCCCGTACCACTTGGTACATCAACAATATACACCGGCAATATATATATTGCAAGGTGTTGACAGGCTATTATATATATATGGTATATATGGGACATGATTAGAGGATTGACACAAAACGAGCTTTCTCGGCGTACTGGTTTCAAGCAGCCACGCATCAGTGACTATATGACCGGTAAGAAAGCGCCTAGCGATACATCTTTGATTGCACTGGCTGAAGCGATGGACATGGATCCTGCGGAACTGAGCAAGCAGCTGTTACTGCGTAGGACACTGCGTAAGGGCAAGGCACCGGAAGCACCAGAGCAACCGGGCGAATAGGTAGATAGGGAGATAAGAAAATGCGACGATGCATAGAGTGCGGTAGTGAAGTAATCGATTTTGACAAGACGTGTACGGCTTGCCGTGTATCCGAGTGGCAAGACCAGCAAGCGCAAGCCCAGAAGCTCAGGGAGCGGCACTATGCGCTGGAGGCTAACCGGGATGCATACCTTGGACGCAAGCGGGCGGTCCGGGATTCCATCCGCGCCGGTGTTGTTACTGCGGTTGCAGTTATGCTGTTCCTTGCTTTGGTATCTGCCACCCGTGATGCCATGCGGTACGAGTGGGAGACAAAACCAGCGATGCTCAAGGCGCAGGGTGTCAAGTGAGATACCTGAGTGTGTGTAGCGGCATTGAAGCTGCAAGCGTTGCATGGGAGTCCCTTGGTTGGACTCCCGTTGCCTTTGCAGAGATTGAAAAGTTTCCGTCCAAGGTGTTAGCCCATCACTATCCTGGAGTGGCTAACCTTGGTGACATGACCAGATTTAGGGAGTGGGATATTGAAAGAGATGCAGTTGACGTTCTTGTCGGAGGGACTCCCTGCCAGTCCTTCAGCGTTGCCGGACTCCGCAAAGGGCTTGACGATCCAAGGGGAAACCTTGCCCTCACTTTCGTTGCAATGGTTGACCACTACCGCCCAGAATGGGTTATCTGGGAAAACGTCCCCGGTGTTTTGTCCAGCTCAGGAGGACGGGATTTTGGTTCCTTCATCGGGGCGTTGGGGCAACTCGGGTATGGGTTCGCCTACCGAGTGCTTGACGCTCAGTACTTTGGAGTGCCCCAAAGACGTAGAAGAGTCTTTGTTATCGCACATTCTTCAGGGGACAGCAGACGTGCCGGAGAAATACTATTTGAGCCAGAGAGCTTGTCAGGGAATCATAAAGCGAGCCGAACGAAGGGGCAAGGCATTGCCGATGCATCTATCACGGGCTCTGTATCTTCAAAGTGGGCTAAAGGAACCGGAGGTCCATCAGGAGACGAATGTTACAACCTAGTACCTGTGATGTATCAACACAACCAAACTGATGCACGGCTGAAAGAAGAACCAAAGACAAGTCAAACGGTAATAGCCAGATTCGGAACAGGTGGTGGTCATACTCCATTGGTACGCCATCATGTCTTAGTGCGTAAACTTACACCTACCGAGTGTGAACGCCTTCAAGGTTTCCCAGATGGATATACAGACATTATGTCAAACACGCCAGACAGCTCACGGTATATCGCAATCGGTAATAGTATGGCCGTTCCTGTAATGAGATGGATCGGCAAGAGGATTGCAGGAGTATAGTGATGACATTTGAGGCTGCAATTGAACATCTAAAAAATGGTTTTGCTATCTCCAGGATTGCATGGAGTAGCACAGACTATATTTTTATCGAGGACATTCATGATCTATCTGATTCAAACTTTGTCATCTTTACTGTAGATCTATTCGCTACTGATTGGAGGCATGGCATCTATAACGGCATGACATCTAATGTTGATTGGATTGCACTTGCCACCAAGTAAGGCAAGCATACGGCAGACGCTCCGGGCTTTATCCAAGGCGCCGGAGCGTTTGTTGTCTCACGATGAGATGGTCTTACTGCATCAGGCATGGGCGGCGGGCATCATGCCCAAAGAGTGCATGGCTGAAATGGTTCACCGTAACACCGGCCTATGTAAAGAGATGGCCAAGCAGATACACAAGCAAGATGACTTTGAGGACGCCGTGGCGTTCTGCCTTCAGGGTCTTATCATCGCCATTACCCGGTGGGACTCCAGCCGGGGGCTACGGTTCAGCACTTTCGCCATGAAGTGGATTATTCAGAAGTACAGGCGTTACCAGTCAACCCAAAGCAAGACCATACGGGTATCCGAGCACACCATATACAAGTGGTTGCGAATCCGTAAGGCACACGATCAACACCTCCATCAGCACGGCACGGCTCCAACCGATGAGGAGCTCTCAACCTATACGGGGCTATCGGTTACGATGATAGGCATCGCCAGGGACAGCCAGCAAGTACAGCCGGTGAGTATCAATGTCCCGGTCGCTGGCACGGATGGTCTGGTGTATGAGGATTGCAGGGTACTAGGAGCCTCCACAAGCCCCGAGGAGGCGTTTATCGCTGATACATGGGCAGATAGGCTTGGCGATGCTTTGCTATCGCTGGATGACGATTCCCGCTATTTGCTTGTAAGGCGCTTTGGTTTGGATGGCAGTAAGCCGGAGACCCTGCGGACGATAGCCAGCCGGTACAAGACACCCGTGTCAGTCATCGAGGCGCAGATAGAATCAGCCCTAGCAACCATCCGGGGGCGCTACGAAGTTGAGGATTTGACGTGAAGCATCTTGAAGACCGGGAGCAGATAGCCCTGATTACTTGGGTACGCTTGATGGCGGCTAAACACCCTGAGCTTGCTACGATATACCATTGCCCCAACGGTGGCTACCGTGACCCGCGTACAGCTGCAAAGTTCAAAGCCATGGGTGTCCTTGCCGGTGTTTGGGACATCTTCCTACCGGTTCCCACTCCCGGTCTTTTCATCGAGATGAAGGCAGGCAAGGGAAGGCTAACACCGAGGCAGGTATCTTTTAGGGATGCTCTCCAGCCGCACGGCTACACTTTCATTGTTGCGTACTCTTGGCACGATGCCGCCAAGGCGATAGCGGATCATGTCGGGTTTGCTTTTGATGTATAATGTGGATGTTCCTTTCTGTGTGGAATAGGCTTTGCCAACTCCCGGCTGATCCCCGGGAGCCTCCACACAAGGATGGAAACAACACACAGAAAGTTGGTACATCATGGCACTCCCTGCCACGGATGCGGGTCAGGCTATCGCCTTTCTCCGGCATCTATTCAAGCCGTATCAAGACGGCTTCATTGAGATTAGACCTTTATCTAAGGTCAAGCCCCACGCTAACCGAACCACCTACAGGCTGCCACATTGCCTAAAGGGCGAGGAAGGGCAAGCCCTAACCCAACACATCATGAGCCTTGCCATGCGTGGCTACGATGTCTACGTTGGAGTGTGTCCCCGTGCCGCTCCTGAAGGTCCAGGGCGTAAGCTCGGTAAGGATAGCATCGAGCAGGTTGGTGCAGTCTGGATTGACCTTGATGCAAAAGTACCCGGCAGTAGTCTAGATTTACTTGACGGGTGCGACATCGTTATTCACACCGGTAACGGATGGCACGGGTACGTGATGCTCCCAGCGGTTGCCAACTGCCGCAACACAAAAGACCGTACAGCCATCGAGGCAAAGATACGCTCTTGGCAAAACAGCATCATCTTAGGAACCGACCCGGTAGGCAATGTTGATCGCATCATGCGTATCCCCGGCACCTTGAACTGGAAGGAATCAGATAACCCCAAGGCGGTAACTTTGCTAAAAGGCGGGGCTATGCGTCCAACCCACAAGGAATCCTTGATAGTTCGGCACCTAAAAGATGGCAGGTTAGATGCCCTGCTGGCTTCCGCAAAGCAAGGGCAACTAGGCAGAGCGATACCCCGCATCCGCCATGCAAGCGGTAGGATAACCGACCTACTGGATGTGTTCTTCCTTGAAGCTGAGGAAGCCTGTCAAGCGTTTGAAAGCAACGCCGCTTGGGAATATCGATTAGACATTGTCCGTGCCGACCTGCCGGAAATTATGGAGTATTACTTTGGATCCTAAAATCACATCTATCTGGGACATCCCAGACTTTCCCGACCCTAAGCCGGAGCGGAAGCAACGGGAACCGGGTGAGCCGTCAGGTGATGGCACGATGGCGAAACTCTACACCCGGCACCCAGAGGGTGGCGGGCCTTACGGTGGGCGGGATAACGCTCTAACCGCTTACATTGGATACCTCCGTAGCACCGGCATCGATTACGATTCAGCGTACCCGGCGGCGCTTGCGTGGAATCTACAGTGGTGTGATCCGCCGATGGATGAGTCAGACGTAGCCGTCAAAGCCGGGCGGGCTTGGTCTGACTGGCCAGAGTCCGACCGGGAACCGCTAACCCCTGCGATGCTACGGGAACAGTTGGCGGTAAAGGTACAGCCTAAGCGGAAACTAGAATTTCTAAACTGGCAAGCATTCTGCGAGTTAGCTGCACAAGCCGATGATGCTCAGTGGTTGGTTGAGAATCTTATAACCCGTGGTGGTATGCATTTTATAACGGCACCACCCGGTGGCGGTAAGTCTTGGATTGCTGTTGACCTTGTGAGGGCTTGTAACGAAGGCTCGATGTGGATGGGTTGCCTACCGGTTACAAAGTGCAACATTCTCTACATCAATGAAGAAATGGGCGTTGGTAGATTCTTTCAGCGATTCTTCAAACTATCGCCAGGGGCTTGTGAGAACGTCCACATTATGCAAAAGCAAATGGTGAAACTCGACAACGCCGAACACATGGCAGACATTGTGCAGTACGTCAAAGACCATGACATCTCGATTGTTATCCTTGATACTTTTGTGCGCGTTCACGGCTACGACGAGAACAGCAACACCGACATGGCTAAACTCTATGATCGGATGAAAGGCATCAATGAAAGCGGCGCTGCCATCATTGCCCTACACCATCACAAGAAGGGCATACACGCCGGGCCTGTGGCTCATGAGGCTATGCGTGGAGCAGGTGAGATTGCGGCACAGGCTGACCTTGTGGCAACCGTTGAAAACAAAGACGGCATCTACACCATGAAGACAACTAAGCAGCGCCACATTGGCGAAGAAGACTTTGTGGAAGTGTCGTACACAATCGTAACCGACGAAGACGGCGGGATGCGCTTACAGCACTGCGTAGGCGGGGCTGAAGCAACGAAGGAGCAGATGCTAACCGACCGGGTGCTAACGGCTTTAGATCAAAATGAGAAGATGTCCGGGAATGCTCTAGCTGCCGTCATTGGTAACAATAAACAGGTGGCGCTTGCGTTCCTGGAATCAATGAAAGATGCCGGTTTGATACGCAAGATTGACCCTGACTTTGCTCGGAGTCCTTGGGTAAAAGTGGGCTAAATCTATCGGTACAAAAAACGGTACGCTTAAGAGTTGTACTCTTGTACCGTTAGGATAAATCCCCCTTTGAAAACCCCCTATGGGCAATCAGTACCGCCCGCTTAGGCGGGCATACTGATGCCCATTACAAGGAGTGGGTCGGAACTTTGTACCGGCATAAATAAGTGTTTGACAATATCCACTGTGTGGGTATATAGTTTGTGTGTTGGTGATGGATGTGAAAATGCCCGCAAGGGCGGCCCCAGTGGTTCCGGTAAAGACCTTTCCATCACCGACATATCAAAGAGCCAGTGGCTCAAGGAGTTTGATAATGGGATTCTTTGCACAGCACACGACCTTCAGTGAAGGAAGTGGCAAAAAGTTTAGTACAGCTGAGGCAGGCATTTACGCCTGCGCATTGGTAGATGTTGAAGCCGTACAAAGCAAATCGTTTGACGATCCAAACGTTCTCGAGCCTAACCTGAAGTGGGTATTTGAAACCACCGAGGTAGGCGATGACGATGGACAACCCTTCCGGTTTGTCCAGTATACGAAAACCACGTATGGCAACGACAAAGCGAAACTAACTATATTGCTTGATGGCATGGTCGGGCGTATGACTCAAGATGCATATCGCAACCTTGACCTCCCGGCATTGAAAGCCAAGCCATGGCAAGTAGTTGTTGGTACTCGCCAGAAAATGAACGGCGAGCTTACCAACGTAGTCGAGACCGTGAAGCCTGTCAAGGTTGCACCACCGAAGCCCCTACGCAAAGCCGCACCGGTGACTGATGACATCACAGACCCGTTCGGCGAAGACTAGTGCAACAGCACTACCGAACTACAAAGATTCAAGCCCTCAGCGTCATTGACGACTGGGGGTTGGACTTTGCAACAGGGAACGTTGTCAAGTACTTACAGCGTTGCCCACACAAAGGGACGGCCAACGCTGACAGCATCAAGGCACTCTGGTACATGGCATATGCCGCTACCAAGGACACGGCCTTCGCTGATCGGATAGCCAGGGAAGCCGAGGAGATAAATGGACTTATCAACAATCGTTGAGACAAAGTCTTTTAGTGAATATCGGGAAGAGTGGGACATTCTAAATCCACGTCCTGAGTTTACTGAATGCGAATGTAATCGATTTATAATTTGCCTTCTACACGATTCGTTAGGTAGACCAAGATACAAGCAACGATGTGCAATCTGTTACCGAAACATGGGTCATGTATACAAGCGGGTGGAAGCTCTGGAAATCTTAGCCGGAGAGCAACCTTTTGATAATGACGAGTGCCAAGTAAAACGTCAAGAAATCTACGATGAAAACTATCGTAAGTTTAGGTTGTCTTACGATGCTCGATCTTCTAAACGGAATAGATTATTTTGGGATTACCATAAAGCCTATATGAAGTCTATGCGATGGCATTTATTGAGGGCTAAGGCTTTGACAAGAGACGAATATAAATGCGCCGTATGTCAAAGTACCGATACTTTGCAGCTGCACCATAGACACTATGAAAACATGGGATGTGAAAACCTTGAAGATGTCATTACACTTTGTAAAAAGTGCCATGAGATGTTGCACATCACACTGAAGGTGTGGCGATCTGAAAACAATCAAAGCAGGAACCAGTAATGGCGGGTAGACCAAACGAATCGGTGATTGCAAACCGCGCAAAGCGGCAGCATCTTTTAGATCGGTATGAAACCTTGGTCGCTGAAGGCATGAAGTGCCATGAAGCGGCAAGGGCTGTAGGATTCCAACACACCACCGTCAACCGCTGGTTGAAAGAACGGACTGAAGAACAGCTGAAGAGCATCGAAGCACAGCGGATGACACTTTCTGGCGGTGGCTTTCCTTCCGCCCTTGAACGCCTACGCGCTGGCATGACGGTACGCCGACACGCTGCCGCGTGGTTCCTCCAGTTGGTAGACGGCAAGATATGCCTATACCTTTTGGATGGTGCTGGTAACCGGCACTACAGCCGGGTGGCGTCATTCGGTAGTGCTGATGTCTTGGCGTTCGACTGGGAGATATACAACGGATGACAAAGCTAATCTGGATCACACCGGAAGCGGAAAAGGTCATCGGATACTGCGCAAGGGTCAGCAACCCGGCAAACCAAGATAACCCAGACGTATCGCGGTTGCTCTCTTACTGCATCAAGCACGGTCACTGGTCAATCTTTGAAATGGCTAGTATGTGCGTTGAAATCAAAACCACCCGTGCTATTGCTCCGCAGATACTTAGACATCGTTCCTTCAGTTTCCAAGAGTTTAGCCAAAGGTACGCAGAGGTTCACGACTTCCCCGTACTGGGGACTATGAGGCTTGCTGGTACAACTAACCGGCAAAGCTCACAACCGATGCCACAGCGGGAAGAGTTGGATGCCGAGATGCAGGGAGTCATCTTAGACGCTGAGTTGTCGGTATCCCGTGGCTACTGGACTTACAACAAACTAATCAAGGCCGGCATCGCTGCGGAGACTGCAAGGATGGTACTACCGCTTTGCACTCCGACCACGATGTATATGAGCGGCACCATACGGTCTTGGATTCACTACGTGCAACTCAGAACGCAGGAAGATACACAGTTAGAGCATAGGGAGATAGCAGACAGCATCAAGGCTTTGATGGCTGAACACCTGCCGATCACAATGGGAGTAATCAAATGAGATTCGGAGAAGTGATACAAGCCTTGATGGCTGGTGGCGGTAATGCTGTATGGCGGAGTGAATGGGGAGGGCAAGTATTCTTGCGCTACTCGGAACTCTGGAATGCTTTTGAAGTTCACACCATCGGTGAAGCCGTACGGCAGATGGAAGAGCTGACCCTATCCCCTGGTGACCTGTTCGCTACCGACTGGGCTATCGTTGTACTTGATCCGCGAACCGGGGAGGTTGCAAGATGATACCTTTTGCTGTTGGTGCTTTGGTGGGGGCTGGATGCGTGGTGGTATGGTCGGAGATGTATACACGCTGGCTGTATAAAGATGTCAAGCGCAGAGCTAAAGCCCAAGGCATCACCGACCAGCAGATGAGAGATGCCCTGCTGTGGGCAGCTACAGAAAATATAGAGGAGAGTCTAGATGGCAAGCCCGCAACCAAACGGTAGACCAACAAAGTACACGCCAGCAACGGTTGAGAAGATTACAAATGCTCTGCGAGGTGGTAACACCCGCAGGGCTTCCTGCGCTGCTGCCGGTATTTCACAAGACACACTAGCCAACTGGCTGCGGGAGCATTCGGCTTTTTCGGACGCTATAGAAAAAGCGGAGGGTGAAGCCGAGCTGCGCAACCTTGCAGTCATCCAAGATGCCACTAAAACGACATGGCAAGCTGCTGCATGGTGGCTGGAACGTAAGCACAAGGCCGACTGGTCATCTAGGGTAGAGCAGACCGGCGCAGACGGTAGCCCGGTAAAGGTGATCGTGGAGTACGCGGATAAACCCGGTGCATGAGCTTCACCACGGCAACTGTCTTGACATCCTGCGAACCATGCCGGATAACTCGATTGATGCTGTCGTAACCGATCCGCCGTACGGCTTATCCTTCATGGGCAAGCGTTGGGATTATGACGTTCCATCAACTGAGATATGGGCAGAGTGCTTGCGAGTACTCAAGCCTGGCGGTTACCTGCTGGCGTTTGCCGGTACTAGGACTCAACACCGCATGGCGGTACGCATTGAAGATGCCGGGTTTGAGATACGGGATATGTTAGCGTGGATGTACGGTAGCGGGTTTCCGAAGTCTCACAATGTGAGTAAGGGATTTGATAGGGAGGCCGGGATTCTCAAACCAGAATTCAAGGCCTTTACCGTAGCCGGATCAAGTCACAATGCAAACATCAGTAAGACTATTCCGACAAAAGGTTATGTACCTCCAGCACCTGCCACGGATGCGGCTAAACAATGGCAGGGCTGGGGTACAGCACTCAAACCAGCCATGGAGCCTATCACGATGGCACGTAAGCCCTTCAAAGCCACGGTAGCGCAGAACGTGCAGGAGTGGGGTACAGGAGCAATCAACATTGACGGTTGCCGGATTGGTGAAGAGGAAATAAAAACCTGTGCGAAAGTGCCGGGTAAAAGTTTCAATAGCCTTGCGCCGGTTAGCGGATTTAACGGATGTGAGGAATCAACACACTTAGGCCGCTGGCCTGCTAACGTGTTGCACGATGGAAGCGCGGAGATTCTGCAAGGAATGGGCGAAGCGGCACGGTTCTTCTACACGCCCAAAGCCTGCAAGGATGACCGGGACGATGGGTGCGAGATGATGGATGCAAAGCAGTGCAGCCATGACGGCAGAGAAAAGCGACTGGAGAACGCATACCAACGCAACGACAGCAAGGCGCACAACTTCCACCCGACCGTAAAGCCTACCGACCTGATGCGCTACTTGTGCCGCATGGTTACACCCACCGGCGGTATCGTGCTTGACCCCTTCACCGGGTCAGGTAGCACCGGGCGCGGTGCAGTGCTTGAAGGCTTCCGGTTTATCGGTTGCGAGATGGATGCAGACTACATCGAGATAGCGAAAGCCCGTATCCTTGCAGCTGAGAAAGCGTACCAGCCTTGCCTGACATTCGACTAGTACTGCCAAGGCCGCATGAAGCCCAGCAGGTCATTCTGCGGGAAGCCAAGCGGTACAACGTGCTTGCCTGCGGTAGACGTTTCGGAAAGACAACGCTGGGCGGTAACCTTTTATCTGACCCGGTGCTGATTGACGGCTTACCCTGCGCTTGGTTTGCCCCTACCTACAGACTCCTAGAAGAAGCATACGCCGATCATAAGAGAATCTATGCTCCCGTGATACGGCGAGCAGTACAAAGCCCAGCGCCGCGCATCGAGCTTATAACCGGCGCAGCAATCGACTACTGGACTTTAGACGACCCTAGCACCGTAGCCCGTGGTCGTAAGTACAAGCGGGTCATCATTGATGAGGCAGCCATGGCAAGGCATCTAGAGCAAGCCTGGACTGAAGCCATACGCCCAACGCTTACAGACTTCAAAGGGGATGCGTTCTTCCTGTCAACGCCTAAAGGCTCCAACTATTTCCGCACCCTTTACAACCAAGCCGCTACCGATGCCGACTGGATGAGCTGGCAGATGCCTACCACGGCTAACCCGTGGATTGACCCGGAGGAAGTAGCTAAGGCTGGGGAGTCCTTGCCATCGATTGCTTTTAGGCAGGAGTACTTGGCGGAGTTCGTGGATGCGGCGGGAGCGCGCATCAAGCGGGAGTGGTTGCGGTACGGTGATTGCCCTGAAGGGCTACCTACCTACATCGGGGTTGACCTTGCCATCAGCACCAAGAGCGAAGCAGACTTCACCGGCGTGGCGGTAGTGAGCCGGGGAGACGATGGGACGATCTACGTTAGAGACATCAACCGTACCCGCGCTGACTTTGCAAGCGTCCTGCGGTTCATCGAAGCCATGGCGGATAAGTGGAATCCTAGTATGATCGGCATCGAGCAGGTGCAGTATCAAGCCGCTGTCGTGCAGGAGCTTCTTAGACGCACGAAACTACCTATCCGGGGCATCCGCCCAGACCGTGACAAAGTAACCCGCTTTGCGCCTCTAGAAGCCCGGTACGAGCAATCTCAGGTTATGCATTGCCAAGGGCTCCCGGCTTACTTTGAAGATGAGCTGTTATCCTTCCCGGTTGGTCGGCATGATGACGTGGTAGACGCTCTGGCTTATGCTTGGCAGGTGTGCGGATCTAAGCGTTCTTGGGGTGCAGTGTAAAATATATACTTCTATACCCTTGCAATATATACACGGGCGGTGTATATTCTATACATCAAGCAGGGAGATAGAGAGATATGGAAAACTACTTCGACTTTTACGTTATCAAGGTTTCAAGCACACGCAAGACAGACCTTAAGAAAGCCGGCATCGATGCCGCAGACATCAACTCGGTATTCGATGGTTATGCTCAGTATGGCCGCAACAGCTACCGCCGCTACATCTACACAAGCAGTGTAGGCTTCCAGTCCAACGTTGCTGGTGGACTCAACGAAGAATCGAAAGCAATCATCGCTAAGTATCACGCACTCGGACTTGATGTAGATACTCAGTACATCACCAGAGACTAGACGATAGGAACCGCCACAGGCCCCCGCAAGGGGGCTTTTTCTTTTTGTGGGATACTGCTAGCATGGGTATCTTTGACCGCTTCCTCGGACGTAAAGCCGCAGCCAACCCGACACAGGCACTACCGCTGCCGTTGTCCCAGTCTAGGGACATCTACCTAACCGGTTACGGCTCTGGTCAGCTGCAAACATTGCTACGCCGGGCACTCCCTGGAAGCACTAAGGACTGGTCGCGTGTAGCCGGTGACTTAGGCCTAAACGGTGTTGTGGCTAGTGCTATTGATTGGTACGTGAGAAACTACCCACAGGCCACGCCGCGCTATTACCGACCGGTAGACAGCCAGCAGGCCGAACCCGTAGAAGACCACCCGGTTCTACAGCTCATGGCGCAACCGGATCCAATGATTATGGGTAGCCTTTTCTGGGGCTGGGTCATTCAAGATTACAAGTTATTCGGCAATACCTACCTGAGAAAGATACGCTCTACTACCCGTGGCACGGTGACCGCCTTGCAGTTCCTGCCGCAGGACATGGTTAGACCGGTAGGTAACGGCGTCAACCCTTTGACGCATTACGTCTACACCACTGACGGCAGGAGTTTTGACATCCCGGTATCCGACATCATCCACATCCGGTACGGGCGTGACCCAAGCGATATCCGGATTGGTAGAGCGCCACTTACCGCTGTCCTGCGGGAGATTGCAACCGATAACACCGCATCCACAACCGCTTATGGACTCTTGGCTAACGGTGCTATGCCTTCATTGATTGTCGGGCCTGATGCCAAAGAGACATCGGTAGACATGAGCATGGATGATGCTCGGCAGGTCAAGCGCCAACTACACGAAGACCTAACCGGGGACGGTTCCGGTGGCATCGTGGTAATGACCGGTGCGTACAAGATGGATAGGGTATCCCTTACTCCTTCCGAGCTTGCTCTGGACTCTGTACGGCGTGTACCGGAGGAGCGTATCTGTTCAGCCCTTGGTATCAACCCGATGGTCTTAGGGCTTGGTTCAGGCTTAGAGCGGTCTACCTACAGCAATTACGAACGCGCCCAGCAAGCGGCTTGGGAAGATGGCATGGTGCCACTCCTGCGTACCTTGGCGGATGCAATCACCGCTGACCTCCTGCCGGAATACCCTGAGACACAGCAGGGTGATTACGTTATGTATGACCTTGAAACGGTCAGGGCGCTTGCTGACGATATGCAAGCGGAAGCGGTAAGAGCCGAGAAACTGTACAAGGCTGGCATCATTGATCGGGCTGAAGCAAAGCGCATAGCAGGCCTTGAAGCCGTGCCGGAAGATGAAGGGCAACTACACCCAACGGCTATCCCGGTACAAAGCACCGGTGGCTTTGATGGTGCCGCCGTTCGGTCTTACGATGTCAAGTTCCGCCCAACTGAAGCGATGCGGACAGCAGCACAGCGGGCGCTTGACTGGAAGGCTGAAGGGTTCGATGGCGGGACGCGCATAGGCTTGGCGCGGGCTAACCAAATCGTGAACGGTGAGAAACTTTCCGAAGACACCATACTGCGGATGTATTCTTTCTTCAGCCGCCATGAAGTAGACAAACAGGCTGAAGGCTTCAACGCTGGTGAAGAGGGGTTCCCAAGTCCGGGGCGTGTAGCCTGGGACTTGTGGGGCGGTGATGCTGGGTTCCGTTGGTCTACATCCAAGCGGGACGCTATGCAACCAGACGGCAAGAGCCTTGATGGTGACCATGTCTGCACTCCGGGGGTAGTGTACAAGAGCCACCCTTTTTACGGGTATTCGCTGGAGGAAATCTCAAGCGAGTAGACACAGGGACGGGCAGGATATATGCCGCATCTCAGAAGTATCGTAATGACCTTTTAGAGCGTGAAGGCGTAGCCATCAGCCGGATGCAACGGGCATACAAAGCCGCTACCAAAGCCAGCATCGATGAGCTTGAAGCGTTAGAGGGGCGTATCGCAGAGCGTGAAGCAAACGGGGAACCGCCAAGCGAAACCATACTCTGGATGCGTCAGCGGATCATAGATAACATTGAGCAGCTGGGAAAGAACCTGAAGAAGTTCAGCGTTGAGGGGGCAGTGATTACAGCCGATGGGCAGCTACAAGCCGCTATCCTTGCTAATGATGCAACGCCGCGCCTTGTGGAAGCGGCAGCGGGTAAAAAGCCCGCCGGCGTTACCCTTGGTACTAGCTGGACAAGTCTACCTGACGAAGCCCTGCAGGCCTTTGTCGGGTTCGCAGGCGATGGTTCGCCTCTGGCTGTCCTATTCGATGCCATCCCCCAAGTAACCACGGATTCCATGCAGATGGCTTTGGTACAAGGCATCAGCCTAGGTGAAGGCCCGCGCACGGTAGCACGGCGGGTACGCAAAGCGGCAGACATCGGACGGCAACGTGCCGAGACGATAGCGCGTACTGAGATGATACGAAGCGCCAGGGAAGCCCAGCGGCAACTCTATACGGAGAATGGTTCGGTTACCGGGTACCGGCGGCAGGCTACGCAGGACAGCCGGGTATGCCTTGCTTGCTTGGCTCTCTCCGGCACCCTTCACGCCACCGACACCATTATGCCAAGCCATCCGAACTGCCGGTGCGTGATGATACCGGAGACGCTTTCATGGGCTGAGATAACCGGGGATAGTAGCATCCCGGATACCCGCCCCAAGGTGGCAACCGGTGAAGAGATTCTGAAGGGGCTTACGCAGGTTGAAGCCCACCAGATACTTGGCACCGCTCGCTACAACCTTTACAGCGAAGGGCTACCGCTCAGTGACATGGCTACCGTGGTGCCTAACGCTGACTGGGGGCCTACTACACGGGTATTGCCGCTTAGAGACCTAGAGGGTTATCAACCGGATCTAACAACGTACCTATGAAAAATGCACTGTGGGATACTGAGGGTATGGACTTGCTGACATCTTCCGTAGACGGTATCAAGAGCGACAGGCTTGGCTACGTCAAGGGCTACCTTGTGCGCTTTGGTAACGATAAGACCGCCGACCTTGAGGGCGATTACTTCACGCCTCAAACCGACTACGGTTTCCCGGTTGCCAAGGGGCAGCGAGTCCCTTTGAATGTGTACTACCATCACGGCATGGATGCCGCTGTCGGCAAGAAGAGCATCGGTACAGGCTACATCAAGATGGACGATACCGGGCTTTGGTATGAGGCTCAACTAGACATGGCGGATGAATACGGCAGCATGATTGCGAAACTCTGCAAGCAAGGCAAGATGGGCTTTTCATCCGGTGCCGCTGGTCATCTGGTAGAGCGGAAGAGCATGGGTGGTGCCGCTGAGATTACCCGCTGGCCTATCGCTGAGGCAAGCATTACCCCGACACCTGCCGAGTATCGCAACAGTGTAAAAACCCTCAAGGAGTACTACGGCATGGAGCCTATGATGGAAGAAGAAGAAGAGATGGTCATGGCTCCAATGCCTGAACAATCCCCGGAAGAGTACGCCGCTGAGCTATTCAAGATGGCTGAAGCGGATCTAATCCATGAAGGCATGGAAGCCTACTACGAAGCGATGTCCGAGGGTATCGGCTTGGTGGCTGATGCTTCAATGGCTGATGCAATCATCAATGAGTTTGCGAATCGTGCAAAGCAGCTATACGCCATGCACGGTGCCAAATGTATACAACCCGCATCCTTGCGGGGTGTTGAACGTCGGCTGCGGGATGCAGTCGGTCTTAGCCGGTCAGCTGCAAAGCGACTTGCTCCTGAGTGTTGGGATTCTCTGCGGGATGCAGACCAGCCAGAAGCAAACCCGGTCATCGTAGTAGAGGCGAAAGCCCATGACAATGACGAACGCCAGGAACTGCTGGCACGTCTGGAGTTGCTAACACAACTATGAATCTCACACAACTACAGAATCAAAAAGAATCTGTCTTGGCTACCGCACGGGAGCTTGCTTCCGGTAACGGTGACCTTGCACAGGTCAAGAGCCTGATGGCAGAAGCCAAGGGCATCGAAGAGCGCATCGAGACAATCAAGGCACTTGGACAAGGTCATCCAGTAGCAACGGAAGTTGCAGATGAGCAGCCATGGAAATCCGGCGGCGTTGGTAAGAATCCATTCTCCGGTACTCGTGATGAGGCAAACTGGAAGGCTTACGCTTGGGGTCAGTGGGGACGCTCTATCATGGGCAACCGCAAGGCCGCTGAGTGGGTCAAGAACAACCTCAAAGCACAGTCCGAAGGTACGACAACCGCTGGTGGTTTTACCGTTCCAGATCCGTTGTCCTCTGAGCTTATCTACCTCCGTGAGCAGTTCGGTATTGCTCGGCAGAACTGCCGCATCTACCCGATGTCCAGCGATGTCTTGAACGTGCCAAACGCAACCGCGAGCACCACGGTTTACTACCCGGGTGAGAATACCGCTATCACCGCTTCCGATATGACCTTTGCACAGGTCAACTTGGTTGCAAAGAAGCCATCTGTCCTTACTCAGGTTTCTAAAGAGTTGGCCGAAGATAGCATCATCGACTTTGGTGCAACGCTTGCCCGTGACATGGCTTACGTTCTTGCGAAGGAAGAAGACCGCGTTGTTTTCAACAATGCAGTCGATAGCACGAGCGGCCTCGATGGCATCCTTTATGCCATCTACAGCAGCAACGCAACCAAGGCTAACATCGCGTCCTTGCAGGTCTTCACGACCGGCCAGACCATCACCTACAGCCCGACACTTGCTAACCTGAAGGGTATGGTTGCCAAGCTCCCGACATACGCCGCACAGGCCAAGTGGTATATGCATAAGGAGATTTGGTACAACGCGATTGCACCTTTGCTTGATGCACTTGGTGGAAACGCCATCAGCGACATCGCAAATGCGTACGGCCCTACGCCTATGCTCTACGGTTACCCTGTCGTGTTCGTCCAGAATATGCAGAAGACCCTTGCAGCATCCACGCCTTATGTCCTCTTGGGTGACCTGAGCATGGGTACAGCATTCGGTGACCGCCGAACCGTTACCATCGAGGTTTCGGATCAGCGCTACTTTGTCGAAGATGCGCTTGCATTCAAGGCAACTGAGCGATTCGCATTCAAAGCGTTTGACATCGGTAACGTGGATGCAACAGCAGCCAACCGTGTACCGGGTTCGCTTATCGTCGGAGCATCCGCAGCTACATAAGCCTAGCGGTTCGTATCTCAAGCCCTCGGCAGACGTGCCGGGGGCTTTCTTTATATGTGGGATAGTGGAGCATGATGACACGAGCCGAAGCGATAGCGCAGGTATCACTTTTTGTGGATGCCCAAAGTTATCCGCAGATGTCCACCACCGACATAGGAAGCATCCTTGATTCTTTCTCACGGTTCAGCACTTGGACGGCCAGCACGGCTTATGCTGTAGGTGACCGTGTAGTACCTACAACGCCCAACGGCAGGGTCTACGAGTGCCGGGTAGCCGGTACGTCAGGCACGACACAACCCGATTATCCGGTCTATTCTCCGTACCAAGTCAAGGGCTTTACCCTTGAAGATGGCACGGGAGACCCTACGCTGATGTGGGTAGACCAAGGCCCGATCAACGTTGAAAGATACGATGTTCGCACCGCAACCCGGCAAGCGTGGATGATAAAGGCTAGCCGTTGCGCTAGTGACATCGATGCCAAGGAAGGCACCTCCGATGTGAAGCTTTCCCAACTCAAAGCACACTGCCTTTCGATGGCAGAGCGATACCGCCCTCTGGTGTTCGCATGAGCCCGATTCTACGCGCAACGCTTCAAGCAGGCATGGTACGCAACCTCTGCCAAGACCGGGTAGAGATACACCGCTTCACCTTGACCGAAGATGGCAGGGGCGGTGCCACTGAGACGTGGCGCAAGGTTGCCGAGTACAACGCCAGGCTCACCAACCAGAACGACACGGAGAGCATCGTAGGCGGTGGCATAGCATCATCTGCACAGTGGACTTTGATAGTCGCTGTAGGGGCTGACGTGATGCCACAAGACCGCGTGTACCGGGTGGGTGATGATTCGAAGTATTACGATGTCGTAGGGACAGACTTTGGACAGACAGAATTATTGGTGCAGCACGTTGGGCTGGTGGAGCGTACATCATGACGGCAGAAGCGTGGGTTCCTATTGGCATACAAGCCTTTATAACCGTTACTAGTATCGGTGCCGCATGGGTGGCTATACAGGTCAGGTTAACGCGCATGGAGACACAGGTGGCACACATTATCAACACCTTAGACGGGCAGCAGCAGGAAGTGCGCCGCATAGAGCAACGGCTAGGCAAGTTGGAAAACAAAGTTTCAGCGCTGGAGGCGATCATACAAAGATGAACAGCATCAGTATCAAACGGTTAGTGGTCGTTGTGATCGTGGCCTTCGTGGCTGCCTTCACTTCGGTATTCGGTGATGGCATCAGAACCGCTGAAGCACACGACATCAGCGAGCTGGGCGCAGTGCTTGCACTGTACGGGAGCAAGGCGGTAGCGGCTGGTGTCTCCGCTGCGGTGTCTAGTGTGCTGGCGTTCTTGACGATGCCTTTCAAGGGTACTGACATGAACGCTTTGAAGGTGGGCAAATGAACTTTCAGAACCTCCGCATCGAGCAGGTAACCTCACCGACTCCAGACTGGATTGTCTACGGTGAGTTTTATTCCTTAGATGGTGTGAAACTTGGAGACTTTGGACCGAACGGAACAAGCGTATTCCAGTGGTTCCCGCAACAGTCCTTTGAGTTTCAATATCAGATTGTTTTACAATTCGTACCGTATATGGCTGCCGAACTTGCGAAGGGTGCATCTAACTAATGGCTACAGCATATGTGAGTCCAACAGGGTCGGCGGCTTATCCCGGTACTGTCGGTGCGCCTACGTCCTTGGCTACAGCATTATCTTCTGCCGGTGCTGGTGACATCGTCTACCTTGCGCCCGGTAGTTATCGTGGAACGTTTACACTTGGCGTATCTGGTACAGCAGGTAATACAATTCAGTTCATTGGAGACCCTTTAGCAACTCTCAACATAGGCGGTATAGCGGCTGGTATTGTCAGAATCACAAACTATCTTGTAGACAATGTAAACCCAACAGATGCCGTTTTGTTTACGTTCACAAGTCGAAACTACTGGTCATTCTCAAATATTTATTTTGACGTTTATAGAACTGGTGGTTCTCAATATGCTTTTACATTAGCAACGTGTACTAACTGGTCGTTTGAAAAGTGCGTTTTTGTAAGTAAAGTTAGTCGCGGGTTTATCATTACAACCACTGCTAATGTTGCTCAAAATGCATCGTTCAATAAATGTATTTTCAATCACGGGAATTACGCTATTGATATAAATGGAGCAAACCATACCGGTAATTACAGTTTAAATATTTCAATAACTGACTGTGTTAGTTATCAGATATTTTTACAGAATTTCAATGGGTCAGCTGGTACAAATACAAATGCAGGAGGTATTTCCATTTATAACCTAACGGTTTTAGATGGTTTTACAACTCAACTCTACCAAAGCAATACTACACACCCGACTACTATTTATAACTCAGTATGTATAAATACGTCCGGTTCGTTTACTTTATTTACTAACGTAAGTGGTTCATTGATTGAAAACTATAATCTTGTAAGCGGTACTGTAAATTCAGTAACACAAGGTCTTAATAGTCTTTGGACTGGAACCATTGGGCTTGACTATGGATACAGTGCAATTGTTGGATTACCAGCCCCTTCCGTAAATGGCCCATACCTTGGTTCTCGCTTACTTGGAGCAGGTACAGCAACAGGCGCACCATCAACAGATGCAGACGGAGTAGCGTGGTATCAATCCCTGTTAGGTATGGGAGCATACACGTATGCGGCGCGGAACAATGTGATTGGCTTCATCAATCAACCTGCACCGAACACCATCACAATCGCACCCGGTAGCACATCACAAAGCATCGAACTCTATCTAGGTGCTACAGGTCTTACAGCCTCCACAAGCGGTCTCACAGCCCGCTACAACCGCACACGCACTGCATCTGTAAGCATCCCTCTAGTAGCCCGTACAATCGCTCAGGCGTGGACTGCTGGTGGCTTTGCGGAGGTAGACGCAACCAATATGCCGGGAGTTTATCGCCTCGACTTGCCTGATGCTGCTTTGGCTGCTGGTGCTGACGATGTGACTATAGTTGTACGTGGTGCGTCTGGTACTAACGGTGCGGTGATGACGGTAAAACTCAGCAGTGGTGGCTTGACATCAGCGCAGACGGCATCTGCTGTCTGGGGTGCTTTGACTAATGACCACACAACGCACGGAACGTTTGGATGGAATGTCCTTCGTGCAGATCAGGACTCGAAGGAGGGCCTCGTCACGCTTCATCAGTCTGGTGGCATCAGCCGAGTGGATGCTGATGTTCATGCAATTGCAAACGACACGGACGCCGCCACTGAGCTGAAGGGCGCTCTCCTTCACAACGGGACAGATTACATCAGTGCAGATCTGTTGACGCCAGTGTCAGCTGCGACCAGCGTACACATCGGACCTTATCAACTCCTGGCTGATGGCTTAGGTGCAGATCAGCCACTTGATGTCAACGTCGGCACAGCCACGAGCATCGATGTCCAGGTCACTGACGCGAATGGCACTGGCATCGATATCACTGGTGCGACGGTCACCGCGAAGGTCTACAGCTCAGCGGGGACACTCGTGGCGTCATATGCCGGCACTGCGACGTATGCGGACAATGGTCGTCTGTCATTCGGTCTCACGACTACGGTGACGAACACGTCTGGCACGTACACTGTTACTGTGACCAGGACAACCGGAGCGACAGACACGCAGGTGTTCGGTCCATTGAAACTCTATGTGAGGCCAGTATGAGTGTGAACATTATCAATATCACCGAAGACCCGGAACAGGTTGTGCAGCTCGCAGCCTGGACTGGTGACTGGCACACATACGTGGTGCGTCTTGTGGATTCAAACGGCTCACCGATTGACATCACGACAGGCACTCTCGGAGCGACTTTTACGAACGCCGCCACAGGCATCGCATACAGCTTCGGTGGAGGAAGTGTCACACTCACAAAGTCGATGGCCACACAGGGCATTGTGACGGTCCTGAACCCGGCTGCTTATCCAACATCTGCGATGGTGCGTCTGACAATCTCGCTCACAGTTTCGACTACTGTGCGACGCTTCGGTCCACTGCTCATCGAGGTTCTGGCTCCGTGACCGTTAAGGTCGACCTCTCCGGGTTTGACGATGCCGAGAAGCGTTTTCGCATGCTGGCTGTATTTCTCCAGAATGCGGTGAGTGCTTCGTACACCGGCATGATCGCGCTGATGACTGGTCCTAAGTCAGGACGAAGATACAAAATGCCAGGCACAAAGACAACGTATCAAGCATCCGCGCCAGGACAAGCACCAGCTGTGCGAACTGGATTCCTGCGAACATCAATCACCATCAATAAGGTCAACGACTACGAGTATTTCATCAGTATCGCA